GTCTCTTACTTCATCTGTATGGCACATAATACCCGTAACTAACATTACCCAGAACGTAGTCATGGCTACCGCAGTAGCCCATGTAAGAAACCATACAGTTGGAAGGACTAAGAAAAGAATAGCATTCAACATGTAAACCAACATTGTCTCATATTTAGTTAAAAATAATTGCCATTTATTTCTTAGTCTATCTCCGCATAAAGATAAATCATAATCTTGTTCATGTGTCCTAAATATAATATATAACCATGAGCTATGCTCTGGACTGTGTGGATCAGCTATAGTATCTGCATATCTGTGGTGGTTTCTATGCCATGCACTATAAGATATTGGTGTTCCTATCAATGCAGTCATAGATACTACACTCATTATATTTTGAAACCATACAGGTGGATTCCAGAGATTATGTGTAGCCCATCTGTGTATAAACAAACTCATAGTAAATTCTAATAAAAAATAAAAAAGTATGTATGTGTATAACAGTTGTAGCCAAGATAGTGCTACAAAAGAATATAAAGCTAATCCAAAGTAAGTAACATATAAAATGGTAAGTGCCACATTAGTATTCCCAACAATGGCTTACTGATTTATTATCATCAGTTAGCTTTGTATAGTTTCCTAACATAACTCCAGCTGATTGAGCTGCTGTAAAATATGTATCTACTCGACTATCTTTAATACAAGGTATTCTATACTTAGATACACCTATAGATTCTTGATATGCTTTGTGATTTGTGTGCCATTCTGATGTATAAAATACTGCTTTACTTCCATCGACTGTGCCATTTAAAACCAATGACCAAGTATATGTATCAGTAGGATTGTGATTACCTACTATCCAGTTAATAGGAGTGGTATCTTTTTTTACTAATATTCCATGATTAGTGTTTGTATTGCTGTCAAAAAATACACTTTTTACATATGTTTTTATTTCATCATCTGTTGTTACACTATCAGGATATAAAAATGTTCCTGATTTAATATCGTCTAATGATGCTGCAAATAAAATATCAAATGTTGCGTCATCTATTGTGTCTGCTCTTTCAAATGTTATTGCCATATTAATATACCTTTAAGTTAATTTGCTCACCATTCGTGCTGAAGAAGCTATATATCTCTCCATTTACAACATCTCTTTGTTGGTTTACAACGTGATTTGTACTTCCTACAGAAAAGTTAGCAATAGTTGCACCAGTTGACAAACTTGAAGGGTGATGTTTAACAGTATTACTATAACTTATTGCTTCTGTGGGTATCCACAGTTTAGCTCCTCCACTTTTTGTAAGTAATATTCCTCTACACCTAGATTTATAGTTACTAGAAGCAGTTGAACCAGTTACTTCAAAGTATTGTTTAGGGAATTGTATTGGATTATTAGTTCCACCACCTTGACTATTACCCATTCCTACAATCTGTCTAATAGACCAGCCTGGATTACTACTATCATCAGGATTAGAAAAAGTATTTGAAGCTAGTGAACCACCTATACTACCTCCCCCAAATTGTAGACTAATTGTTGCTGAACCATCTTTTACAAAACCACGACATGGAAAACTATTACCTTTAGCATCTTGTCTAGTAAAATGACCAACAGTTAAAGTTGTGTCTAGCCATGTTGCTTCATTCATTTTAGCTATTTGAACAGTAGTAGTTGTTCCATTTGAAAGACCAAAAAATCCACCTATTTTTAACCATGTAGCAGGTCCAGTTACTCCAGCCCCTGAGCCTGAATTATAATCTGTTGCTGAAAGTATTCCAGTACTCCAAACTAGTTGTTGAAGTCTTCTATTATAAGTAGTATTGCCTATTTTAGCATACCAAAGGTCAGCACTTCCTGCAGCGTTTAATGTTATAAACCCATTATCAGATGAAAAACTACCGTCATTATTATCTACATCTACAATGTGTGTTAGCCCACTATCTGTAGTCAAACTTTTACTACCTATAGTTCCACCAGTATTGTGTACTTTTGTAGAAAATCCTGTATGGGTTACAGAAGTTTTAGCTGTCATACTACCGCTTGTTATAGTGCCATTAACTAACATTACAACATTTGATGTACCATAAAAGTCTGCTGCTAGTTTTATTTGCCCTGATGATGGTATGCTTCCTGTTCCAGATGGAACATTAGTACCACCAGCATAATACTCTGACATTGAATGAGGTGCAGAGCCACCAAATTCTGTAGCTATTTCACTTAGTTTTATTTGACCACTACTTTGTAAAGCCATCTTTCAATTCCTTAATTTGATCTTTTAACTCTTTTATACAGTTAATTAAAAGTCCATGAATTGCGTCATACTCTACTGTTTTATAGGTTTTGCCGTCTACAAGTGCAAGGGTTTTTTCCCTGACTGCTTCTGGTAAAACCTTTTCTAATTCCTGTGCAATAATACCAGCAGACTTCTGTCCATTGTGTCTAGTAAATGTGACACCTCTGACTTCATCAATTTTATCTAGTGCATTAGGTATCATCTCTATATCAGATTTTAATGCTACATCAGATACTGTAGTTGAGAAAGCAATGACATCTCCATCTACATGTAAATCGCCATCAGCTTCCATTCTAAACCTTTCAGAATCATTTGTATGAAATCTCATACTGTTATCAGAATGAACATAAGCTACTTTTCCTATATCTAAATCATTTGCATCACCAAACAATATTTGTGATGTACTACTAGCACCAGCTTTAATTAATATTTCAGCATCACCACTGTTATTTACTTCAAACTGTTTAAGTGGAGTAGCTTGTCCTATACCTACTCTGTTGTTTGATGAATCTACATGAAGTGTGTTTGTATCGACTGTAAAATCACCACTAAAAGACCCGTTGCCTGTTGTAGTAATATTGCCTGTATGGGTAATATTTCCGCTTCCAGTAATATCGTTTGAGTTTAATCCTAGGTCTGACCCCAGTGCAGATATTTGAGTTGAAACATCTAATAAAGATTGTGCAGTAATTCTAAGTTCTATTCTATCGCCAGTAGCAAATGCTCTAGCTGAAGTGCTTTCTTGTGCACGAGTAACAGTTAATACATCAGATGACCGTGCAGTACATTTAGCAATCTCTAAATTATTTGATGCGTCTATGAGAGTTACAAAAAAATACTCACTGCCTGTTAAAGATGGGAATAAAGCTCCGTTCCCAGATGCTACAGTTATACTAGTAGCAGAGTTATTTATACCTGAAGCTAGTGTAGATACTGCGTTATTCGCAAATTTTACTGGCATTTATATCTCCTCTTAACTTATAGTTACAGTCCATGTAATACCTAATGTATCGTTTGCACCTTTGTTTATAACAGAGAATACAGTTCTACATAAGAGGGTACCATTTGAACTAGCATTTAAAAGCCCAGCTTCTGTAATTGCACCTGTGCCTGTGCCAGCACCAAATGAGCCGACATATGCCACAGCATTGTCAGTTACAGTACTAGATGTTAAAGCTACACGTCCAGCTTCACTGCCTAATGCAGTATTGCCAGCTGCAGCCGCAGTGCTTCCAGTTCCTATTGCCATGTGAGACATAACAGTAGTGTTGTTTTTTAGTCGATCAGCAATAAAATTTTTACCTGCTGTTACAACTAAATTAGGTACGATAACCTCATGTTTTACATTTCCTTGTGGACTAGTAAGGGTAAGTTTTAACTCACCTTTTACTTTAATTAAATCATTAATCATTTATCCATCTCCTTTAAGTCTTAGCTCCAGCTGATAGTGGAGTAGCGTTACACATGTGTCCACCCAACGAACTGTCATCAACTTCAGTATATATGTAATTAATAACAAGTCCAGCGTTCGATGAATCACCCTCAGTTATTCTATCATCATTCATTATAACCTGACCAATGTTACCTGGCCCACCAATTACACCTGTAGCGGTCTCATTTCTAGTAAATATAAAGCCAACTGTACCATCAGAAACATTTACAGTATCTGGGTATAGAGGTGTAAGAGTTCCTAGTGTAAGTAGTGTGCTTATACTTTCAGAAGCACTGGCACTATCACTAGGTGCTGTGCTTACAGTTATTGAATTTACAGCATCTGATGGTGTAGAACTATCAGCCTTAACTATACTTGGCTGTAATACTGGTGCATCAGAGACTGATATAGAATCTGTTTTCCCTTGCGGGGTAATTATTTTAGCGTCAGACTCGGAAGCAGACGCAGAATCTGTTTTAACCACACTAGCACTTTTAACATCTGCTTCAGACACAGACGCTGGATCACTAGGGTTAGTGCCTATGGCTTTTGTGTTGACTGATTCAGACGGTGTTACACTATCACTTTGAGGTATATTCGGCTGTAATGATGGTGAATCAGAAGCTGATGCAGAATCTGTTCGACTTGTAGTAAACGTTTTAGCATCAGATTCAGACACATTTATAGGATCTGGATCTATATCATCATCACTTATATCAAAATCAACAGAAGAATTTATTATCTTATTAGGAGTATCTGACACAGATACTGAGTCAGACTTGACAATACTAATACTAAATACCTGAGTCCCGTCAGCTGGTGTAACAGTATCAATCTTACTTAGCTCTGGCACGACATTAGGTGAATCACTTACACCTATTGAATCTACATGCTTGCGAGTAGGTATTAATTCAAATGCTTTTATACCTAATTGAGACGTATTTACTGTAGCTGATATCTTATTGCTATCACTAACTACAGAACTAACACTATTTACACTAACGCTAAAAGATATAGCCGTTGCGGCAATAGCGGATACGAGTCTGATGTTAGCCATTAGAAATTACTTCTTACTCTAAATTTTAATAAATCATAGACAGTATGGATACTGCCATTAAAACTAACTACTATCTCACCTTCATATGAGCCTTCATCAACATCTAAGACACTACTAGCAAAGTTAAATTGAATTTTACCGTCAGAACCATCTGTTGTTTTACCACAAGTTATTGTAGATAAAACTGTTGTAGTGCCTGTAGCTCTAAACTTTACAGATACCGAAGTAGTACTTGCTGATAAATCTAATGCAGTATTAGCTACATCATCATTTAACGTTAGTTGGATAAGCGGTAGCTCATCTCCTTTTACTAATCTAATTACATCTGCCATATCTATTACCCAAATGGTTGCCCTTGAACTCTCATAGATGCTCTTCCCGCACCTAAGTTAGCTCTAGCTCTACGCTCCGATAATTTAAAAGCAAACTGCTTTGCATGATACGAAGCTAATTCTCTATCACTCCAACTATTATCAGGTAGTACTAATAAATGTTGCAGTGCTCCATGCATAATAACATTTTCTAATTCATCTAAAACTGTTTTATCCATACCCGTTGCCGTTCTTAGCGGCTTTAAACACACAATCATACGTACATCATACGCTGTACCACTATCAGGTACGGGTGCTACAGAGAAATGATCTGGATCTAACTGTGTTATATATCTAGGTTTAGCTCTATTTTCAGTAGGTTGGTTAGGCCATTTAGGGTATAAATCATATATTTTATCTAATGTAACAGGCACTAACGTCTCATCATTAACCGTAGCTGTAATAAATGCATGTACTTCAGATTGAGTTGGACATTCATATTCATAATCATGACTCCCTACAACTAAACGTATTCGTGGTTGTTCGTACCGCCACGCAAGAGTACGTTCACACGCCTCTATTGCTGCATCACGTACATAGTTTTCTACTACAGGAGTAGGACAACCTGGTACGCTAGGTAATAATCTATTAACAATATCTGAAAAATTCCTTGTAGCCATTATGTGAGGTCCTCCTCAATCTTTTGTTTATTTACTGGCTGTAAACCTCCAGCTTCTGTATCTGTAAATATTCTATTAGAAGCTGAAACACCTAGTGCTTGAGTAAATGATTTTAAAAACAATTCAGCTCTACCTGAATTAACATGTTCATTATCAACAGATTCTGCTAAATATACCGTACCATCTACAATAGCTGGTAAAAAAGCATCAGGTAGTAAAGCTACTGCTGTTGTTCCATCATACACTGGTGGGGACTGTGAATACTCTACAACTAATGTTTGATTAGCTGGAGCTTTTGGGTATATAAAAAATTTGTTGGGGTTTCTAGTATGCCTCATAAAATTTCTACAGGCACCTGCTGTATCATTAATCCATTGTGGATATGATTGATCTAGTATCTCTCTATTAGTTTCTGTAATTCCATCTCCACCTTGTACAGAAAATACTTCTATTAATCTTATAGAATCAGTAGGTGTAGATTGTAGTACTGCATTTTCGGTACACGCAACTGTACCCATAAAAGCAAATAAATCTGGTCTTAATACCGAAGTTCGTTTAAGAGCTTGGTTTGCAAACCCTAGTAGTACTGTATCAGAATATCGCTGAGGAGCATTCTCATCCTGCAGCAATCTTCTAACTTCAGTAATGACATCATTTAAAATCATTTCGGTGTGTCTATCCCTTTAGTTGCTTCTTCAGCTAACTCTATATTAACAGCTTTTTCATCTTCAGGAATCACTTCTGTCTTTAAATTAACTTTAGTTTTTCTCCCTTTTTGTTTCTTAGGTAAAAATTTTTCTGGAAAAGCCTGTTCTTCAGTCACTTCTTCAGTTAGTGGATTCTCAGCTAGTATCTCGTT